TAAAAGAATAAAGGAGTGGGATTATTCAGCCCCGCTCTGCTTTAAATTAACGCCTTATAAGAACCCGCGCACGACAAGCCAGAATGCATTATTCCATGCATGGTGCGGGCAAATGTCTGAGTTGTTTATTACAAAAAACCCAACGTGTACCCGCGAAAATATGAAATTAATGCTAAAGCACCGTTTTTTAGGTGTCGAAACTGTTAAGATTGGCAAGGAATATAAGGTAGATCATCAAGTCCGAAAGACTAGCGATTTAGACGTAGGAGAGATGGTGCATTTTATGGATGAAGTTTACCACTGGGCAATAGAACACAAAGTTCCTTTGTTAATCCCTAGGGAAAGCGACTACCAAAAACTAAAAACCAAACAGGTGACATGATGTTTAATCAGAAAGTTGACCCAAAAGTTTTAAAAGAATTTGCAGAAAGCCCGCGCCAACACGAAGTAATTGATGCAGTTATCAGCCAAGGTTCTGCAACTAAAGCGGCAACATTCCTAAAAGTAAATCGTCGGTCTGTTGACAAAATGATTACCCGACTTGAAGAAAAAGCGGCAAAAGGCGGGATATCCCCGCATAGAGATTTGATACACCAAACAGCCGCAGGATTTGAAGCCAAACGAATATCAACAGCCTACAAAGATGATGGTTCTGTGGCTTTGCAATGGGTTATTCAAGAGCCAGAAAAGAAAAGCCTTAAAGAACGGCTTGATCTAATGCTTGAGGGCATGAAAGACGATTTAAGCGGGTTTAAATCGCCAGTTAAAGCGCCCGCAAAGGTTAATGCTGATTATCTCGCGATGTATATTCTGGGTGATCACCACTTTGGGATGTTGGCTGATTCGGAGACTAAAATATCTGGAGATGATGACGATTGGGACGTTAAAATAGCAAGTCAAGTCCTGCTTGAGTCAACTGAGCGCCTTGCCAAAAGGGTAGGCGATGCAGAAGTAGGGGTGCTGTTAAATGTCGGGGACTTTTTCCACGCTGACAGCAGTAAAAACGAGACCACAAACGGTACGCGGGTCGATGTTGACACGCGCATAGGAAAGACGTTTAAGTTAGGGGGGCGGCTTTTCCAGATACTTATAGACAAAATGCTACTTACTCACAAGAAAGTCATAGTAATCAACGTGAGAGGCAATCACGATTCCGACATGGCCTGTCACTTGTCTAGCTGTCTTGAGTTGCTGTACGACAAAGAGCCAAGGGTTCATGTGTTACAAAATTACTCTAAGTTCGTTCATCTACAATGGCACAACAACCTTTTTGTTTTTCATCATGGCGATAGAATTAAGCATGAGCAGATTCTGCAAACCGTGATTAAGAACCTCGACGATGAATGGTCGCAAAGCAAAAATCGTTATTGTCACCTAGGCCACATTCATCATCATACGGCCAGAGAGATTTCCACTATGCATTTTGAGCATTTTGGAAGTCTCACTTCTACAGACCAGTGGCATTCAGATTCTGGCTATGGGTCAGAGCGTTCTATGACTGCGATTGTATATCACAAGCAAACTGGCGAAGATTCAAGGGTAAAAATCAAGGTAGGAAAATGAGCAATGTTATCAATTTACGGTCTGGCAACATCACTATCACTAAGTTGTTCTGTGATTGCGGGCATACTTTGGAATACTGGTTGGGTGATGACGAGTGCGGTTATGGGATTTGTCCTGTTTGCGACCTTGATAATCCTGTCGAAATTACACTTAAAGGGGAAGAAGAATGGAAGCATTAAAGACGCAAGTAGGTGGAGATCATTACTCTAAGAAAAAGCATCAACCCATAGAATACATTATGGGAAACAAACTAGGTTTTTGCGAAGGGTCGATTGTTAAATACATTACTAGGTGGCGAGAGAAAGGAGGCATTGAAGACTTGAGAAAGATCAAGCATTATTGCGATTTTTTGATTCAAGAGGAAATGAACAATGGCGGCTCGTAAAAAGTCAACCGTTGCCCAAGAAGTAGAAAAAGCGGCCAAGCTCCTACAACGCTACGTAAGGCTAAAGGCATCTGATGATGATGGATATTGCCATTGCGTTACTTGCGGAAAGCTAGACCACTATACAGCGCAACAGGGAGGCCACTTTTATAGCAGACGGCATATTGTTTTTAAGCTGTTTGAAGAAAATGTGCATGTTCAATGTCCTGCTTGCAACCAGTGGGGTATGAAGACAACCAAAATTCAAGAAGCATACCGCATCTATATGGAAGATATGTATGGAGCAAGACGTATTAGAGCGATGCAAAGGTTGGCTTGGAGAGCATCGCCCAAGTTCAATCGGGATGAGGTAATCCAGTTTCAGAGAGAATTAAAGGAAAAAATTGGCAAAGAACTGTACAGAATCGGTGATATGTAAATTATTTTGCTGTTTAATTAACGAAAAGGTTTACTTTTAACAAATAAAGGCGCTTAATAGCACCTCAATCAAAAAACAAAGGGCTACAAAATGAATACAATAATTACACACATACTTCTAGCTAAGAATATGGTCGAGTATTGGAGCAAAGAGCGTTGTAACAACCTACGAAACGAAAAGGCACTAGCTATAGTCGATTCGGAGATAGAAAAGTACGAGGCTCAGATTGAATATTTGGAGGAAGTTAGAGCCGATATGTTTATGCAGAGCCTCTCAGCTTAATCAAACACACAGCCCCTTCTGGGGCAATCAATTAAGGGGAATAAAATGAAAATTACAGAAAATTCAAAAAATTGGCTTTTAGCGGGAGCGTTGTTTTTCCTTTACTGCGTAGCATCTAACATGATGTTTAACGACTGTATTAATCTGGGGGTGTGCTAATGAGCCTTTTTAATTTTAAGGAAGACGCGCAAATGATTATGGGTCACATTCAACGCAAGATGCCTAAATGGGAAGGCGATATTATTGACCTATCGGACGCTGACAAAGATAGTTTTTGCTATCATTTTTTGCAACACATGGAATCTTGGTGGGACGATGTATTGCCTACAGGCTCTATGAGTCAAGAGCCTATTATTCACGCAATTTACGCACAACGTGAAAAAGACAGTAGGCTTGCTAATTTAATCAAAGGCGATATTTATCTTGTTCTTGAGCAAACTTTACGCGATGTAGTTCAAGAGGTATATGATGAGCTAAATCATGTTCAACCAGAGCCTTTTGCGGGCTATGAAAGAGGGCAATAAGATGATTGAAGTATTGGGAACGATCACGGCAACATTCATTCTAGCCATTTTGATGAGGGGTTCATACTTAATGGTCAGGGACGCACAAGACAGATACAATGAGAGAAACAAATAGACCGAGGCATCCCCTCGCCTTTTGAGCAAGCCTAGTCCACTTGTGGTCGCAACGGACTATTTACTTTCTGCATGACCCCCATACCTTATTATCATTTCTAGTTATACTTACGATTCTGTAGAATACCGCCTCCAAACCGTGTCATGTGAATTGTTGGTGCGGTTTTTATTTACTACAGAGGCCAGAATGATTTTATATATGATAATATTTTGCGTAATTAGCTTATGCGCGATTGCCAAAGACTCACTTCATTAACAATTTGATTAACTTTTGCCTTTCGTTTACAATTTGGGAACTAATAACAGCGGGTCACAGTGATGACGCAGTTGAATATAGTATCTAAAATCCTTGAAGCGGATAGAAATGGGTGGTCTGATCTGCTTACTCAAATAGATGAAATTACCCAAACTTTAAAATACAACGAATACAACCGACAACAGGTTATGGCTCAGATTGTTGAGTGGGGTGAGGAGATAGATCATCGCCTGTCAATTCCAAGACCTCAACTGGTTATTCCTGTACACCCCTCAGAACATACTTTTGGAACTGAATCATAATGGCAGGAAGACCCAAATGGATACCTGATGAATTAATATGCCGTAAAGCGCAGGAAATGGCTTCTAAGGGGCTTACTGTGTTGCAGATAGCCGATTGCCTAGGAGTTTCAGATGCAACGATCTACGAGCGTCAAAAAGAATATCCAGAGTTTCTTGAGTCTATAAAAAGGGGCAGAAGTTTAGGCATTCAAAAAGTGGCAAACGCTTTGTTTGACAAGGCGATTGATGGGGACAACACTTGCATGATCTTCTATCTCAAAAGCAGAGACAGAGAGAGTTGGGGAGACCAGTACATAGAGCCAATCAAAGAGATACCCCCGATACAAATTACGATAGATTCTAGTGCAATTAACTAAAAGTCAGTCTTTGATCTACATGAGTCAGGCTAGATTTGTCGCTTGTTGTGCGGGCAGAAGATTCGGGAAAACCTTTACTGCTGTAGCGTCCCTAGTTAGGGCGGCTGTAAAAGCACCTAATCAGAACGTCTGGTATGTAGCCCCCACTTATGGGGCGGCTAAAGAAATCTGTTGGACAATGCTACTTAACGCTATTCCTATTGAGTACATTGCTAAGACCAACGAAACATCCCTAACCATTCGATTAATTAATGGCTCGTACATTGCCCTCAAGGGTGCGGAAAAGCCTAATAATTTAAGAGGCCGCGCACTCGATCACTGCGTATTAGATGAATTTTCGGAAATGAGGCCAGAAACATGGTATGAGGTTATTCGTGCCTCACTGTCTGACAGGCAAGGCTCTGCTCTTTTCATCGGTACACCAAAGGGGAGGAATCACTTTTATGACTTGTGGGCTAAAGCAAAAGACGGTGCTGATGATTGGCAGTCATTTCAGTACACAACGCTAGATGGTGGCAATGTCCCCGCAGAAGAGATTGAAGCGGCTAGAAACGACCTAGACGAGCGCACATTTAACCAAGAATATTGCGCGGAGTTTGTGACCTACAGCGGTTTAATATATTATGGCTTTAGTAGGGAACTCTCTGTGGTCGATTGTCGTGATGATAGCGGCACAATACACATAGGGATGGACTTCAATTTAGACCCAATGTCGGCCGTTATCTGCTTACGTAAAGGCGGGAAGCTGTATGCGATAGACGAGATTGTCATGTATGGGTCAAACACTGATGAGATGGTTGCGGAAATTAAGAACCGTTATCCTAATCGTGAGATAATTGTATATCCTGACCCTGCTTCAAGACAGCGCAAGACTAGCGCAGGTGGTCGTACAGATTTGTCGATCTTACAGAACGCAGGATTCAGGGTGAAAGCCAAGAATAGCCACGCTCTGGTTAGAGATAGAATAAACGCAATGAACAGCCGATTGCTTTCTAGCAGTGGTGAAAGGCATCTGTTTGTTAGCCCTAAGTGCAAACATACAATTAAGAGTTTAGAGCGTCAGACATACAAAGAAGGAACAAGTGTGCCAAACAAAGATGGTTTTGACCACATGAACGATGCGTTTGGATACCTAATAGAATACTTGTTTCCTGTTAAAACTGAATACGATACACCGCAACCTACTAGGTGGACTTGATGAGATTGAACGCAGATACAACGCATCCCGAATATGATAGCAACCAAGCGAAATGGGAATTCTATGTTCGCAGTTACATGGGGGGGCAAGCGTATCAAGATGGAGAATACTTGACACGTTACATAAGCGAGACTAGCGACGATTACGGCCGCAGACTTGACCTGACCCCTTTAGATAATCACTGTAAGAACATCGTCCACATTTACAGTAGTTTTCTCTGGCGCGTACCTCCTACAAGAGCATATAACAGCTTACAAAATAATGTCGCCCTTGAACCTTTTCTAAAAGACTCTGACCTTGATGGTCGCAGTTTTAATGCGTTTATGCGTGAATGCCAGATATGGTCAAGCGTGTATGGTCACGTTTGGATAATGATGGACAAGCCTAAGTCTACAGCGGGAACAAAGGCCGAAGAATTAGATCAGGAAATCCGTCCT